CTATTATAAACTAAACTACTGACAATTTCTATTTGAGTATCGGCGTGTCGCAAATTATTTTTGTGATGAATCTCACAAATTTCCAGCATATTTTCAACTTGACGTAAAAGAGCTTGGGCCCCCACAGCTTTGCGGGCGTTTGCTTATTCTGTCAAATCAAAACGCCGTTTATGTTTTATTTTTCTGCGATACTTTTTCTTATTGCGAACAGGTTGCGCCGCATTACTGCGGCGCAATTCCTGAATTCGTTTTACTTTATCAAGAAGTGAATTTTGGCACACGATAGTTGCTCGCTTCATGAAATCTAGTAACATCAAATCGTGGATTATCTTTCGCAAACATTTCTGCGAAATCATTTACCATTTTAGAAAATACAGCAGGGTGAGTTTTATCTGAAACATACCGCAGAATTTCTGCGGTAGCAACATAATCTTTACGAGTCATCATTAGGCTTTTACTCCGTCCGCTTCAACAACATCAAAGACATCAAATTTCACCAAATCACTTTCGGGTAATTGGTAAAGAATTTTATTTAGAGCGAATACCGCTTCTAAATCTGTTTCTGCTTCTGTTACGAAAGCAATTAGCACAACTTTTTTCATTAGTCTTGTTCCTTTACAAATAGAGAGCCGTCAAAATCAGAAGTAGGATTACAGTCGCAAGGTTCAACATTATAATCCTCGTTTCCGCCATAGAATAGCCAACCCTTGCCGTAGCAAGTGTCGCAGTCAAATTCAAGAGTTTTTATTACTTTCATTTTAGTTTTCCTTTCGTGTTGTTTCGGTAATTGTAGCATTAGCCACCGACAAAATTGCGGTGAGATTAGAATTGCGCTTTTCTTTTATTTCTGCTAAGCGTTGAGCAGTGATGAAATCTCTAAAGTCTTTTAGATCCATTTCAGTTTTCCTTTCGTTTTGTTATTAGTTAGATTATAGCGGAAGGGTCTGACATTATAAGTCAGACACCTTGACGGCAATAGTAGCCCAATTAGTTTTGATAGACTGTGCGACACGATAGCGAATTGCGTAGGCTTGATAATCTGTGCCAACCCAAACATCATCACGCTTTTCAGCAAAATCAATTTCTCCACCCATAAATCGGCGGGCTAAAGATGAAGGGCGATAGAATTGCCCTACTAGTAAATCCTCAATAGAATAAGTTTTCATTTAGTTTTCCTTTCATTTTGTTACTCCGTAAGTTTAGCAAAAACCACTGACATTTTCAAATCCAAATCAGAATTTCTCAAATTTTGAGACGCTCAGTCGTGTGAGAAAAATCACACAAAATAAATATGACCAGACAATTATTTTTCGGGCGTGTCGCAAATTTCCAGCAATTTTTGAAAACGGACATAAAGTACAAATCGCCCGCAGAACTTCGTTGCGGGCAGCTGCCGATCTTGTCAAATCGACACGCTATTTATTTTTATTCAAAATAAACTGCGCCACGAACATTTTTATGATTTACGCAAACATTACCACGAGGAATTTCAACATGGCATTTGAAGCATAACATTTTTACTTCTGCTTTAGTTAGCAGAGCAAGTTCCAAATCTAGTTTAGTGGAAGTAGAAGCATTTTCTAATGATACCCAACCAGCACCATTTTCATTTATTTCAAAAATTTCTAACATTTATTTTCCTTTCTTAGTTAGGTAGGATTTCTGTTCCGTAGTATTCTACGGCGGAATACAAATCCATCATTCCTTTATAGTCACGACATCTAGGGCAGAAAGCGTTCCACCCGTCTGTAAGTGTTGAGCAGAATACGCAGATTTTATCTGTTACGCAGAAATCGTTATCTACTAAGTAGCCGATTATTTCATTTTTATTTAGTGTAGTCATTTTATCTGACCTACCTTTCTTTTTTTATCTTATGCCTATAGGCTACCATAGACCACTGACAAATTAGCCTGTTTTTCGGGCGTGTCGGAAAAGTATTTTTGTGATTTAGGTCATGTGGATAACTTACGCTCAAAATTTCGGGGATTTCCACAGCTGTGCATAAACCTGTGGATAACGCCCGCAAAAGACTGCGGGCAGCTGCACCTTTTGTCAAGGCGACACGCCGTTAGTTTAGTGTGATATATGCCACAGAGAAGCCTACGCCTACGCATAGAGCGATTAGGGAGATAGTTTGTAGGACGATCATTTAGCACACTCGCAATGTTCTATCTCATACTCTTGGCGATTACCTACATAGATAACGCCCCTGCCATAACACAAAGAGCATTTATTCATTTTATATCGCCTCCGCCAATTCTTCCAATTCCATTTCATCTTCTAATTCTAGCATTTCCTCTAGTGATACTTCAATAGGGTCTGCCTCTACTTCATCATAGTATTCAATTTCGTATCCGTGTTGAATACTTTCATACTTGTATGAATTGTCTGTGTTATCGAATGAATACATTTTTAGTATCTCGCTTTCTTGTTTGTCTTTACCTTGTAGATTCTATACGCTACTACTGACACGGCAACTAGTAGCATGCCTAGAGGGGAGAGGTAGAAATCTAATTGGGCGGTCTCAAAGGCTAGCCCATCGCTTGTTATATCTATTACTAAGTATCTGTCCATTTATTTATTTCCTATTCGTTTAGTTAGTTTAGTTAGAGTCTTATTTGCTAGGCTCACCCTTTCGGTTTATTTGCTAGGCTCATACTCTCTTATTTAGTTTTTATCTTATGTCTGTAAGACTATCACACATGACCGACATTATCAAGGCGACACGCCGTTAGGCGTGTGTGACCTTAGTCACGGGCTACCGCTAGGGTGCGCCATTCGTCACGGCGTCCATTAGTAGGGCGAACACGGACGGCATAAGCGTCAGCGTCTACATAGTAGACATTGTCACGAGGCTCAGCGTCCTCGATAATGCCTTCAATAGAGCGGCTACGATAAGCCTTGCCAATTAGGAGAGATTCGATTGAGTGTAGGTTTGACATAGTGTATGTCCTTTCTTTAGTTTCTAATAATGGAATACTATCAGGTGTTGCCGACAATTTCAAGACGACACGCCGTCGGAGGCGTGTGATTTACATCACACTAACTAGCGTAGTGCTCTAAGTAGCACATGCTACAGCATGTCCCGAAAGACATCTCACGAGTGTATTTTTTTTCTAACTTACAAATTTCACAGATTTTCATTTTCTGTCCTTTCTTTCTAATAATAAAATACTATCAGAGGGGACTGACATTTTCAAATTATAAATGCGAACAATTCGGACATTGTGGCGGAAGTCACAAAGAATTCAAGTGAGATACATCACAATTATGGGCGCACTATCCAAAATGTCCGTTTTGTACAAAATATGTATCATACATAAAAAATCTATATTAACATTTTTATAGATCTAAATTATGGTCGACTAGAATATTTAGCGGTGGTATAATAAACACATGCAAGCTCAACTATACAAAGAAGTAAATGATCTTTTTGGTGACAACGAAATATCGTTTATGAATCATGGATATGCTCCAGCGTATCCTGAAGTAGAGTTGTTGCCATTTAAGCATCAGTTAAGTTTATATAGTAAAGCTGTTGAAAATTTAGATCTAAATGGAAAAATTATTTTAGAAACTGGTTGCGGAAGAGGCGGGGGCGCTAAGTGGTTATCAGAAAACAAAAATATAAAAGAATACTATGCTTGTGACATATGCGTAGAAAATGTCGACTTTTGCAATAAACATAACTATAACAATATAATAAAATATTCTGTACAAGATGCTCAAAAATTAAATTATCCTGAAAATTTTTTTGATATAGTGTTTTCTATAGAATCTTCTCACGGCTATGAAAGTTTAAATTTGTTTTTTGAAAATGTAAGTAAGGTTTTAAAAAACGACGGTACGTTTGTTTTAATGGATATGTACGGTATCAGTGACATATCTATAAGTCATAATAATAGACCTATAAATTATATAATAAACGAAGCAGAAAAATTTTTTAAAATTAAAATTGAAAATGTAACAGAAAATGTAAAAAATGCATGTTCACAAGATACAGAGCTTATGAAAAATTGGATATCTGATCCTAAATCTTTAGAAAAAATGGAATACATATCTAGTCAATCTTTTGAAAGATACGGCGGAGGACATCGTGGATTCTTTAAAATGACAGGAATAAAAAAATGAAGTATGATTATGATAGATACATAAACAACGTTATTGCTACTATGCCTAATACTCATAGAGTAGACAGTAAAGTTACTGTAGTAAAAGGGTGGATGTCAGACGAACTTTGCGATAAAATAGTTTCTTGGGCAGAATCACTAGATGAGTCAGCTTGGTGGGAAAAAAATAAAAGAGAATGGTATCACGGTAAATTTTTGTTCACTGGAGACAATCCAGATATTCAAAATGAGTTAGACCAACTTAGAGTAAGACTAGAAAATCTTTTTATGAACGAGCTTTGGATAGAAAGCATGAATTCAGTACATAGAATGCGTACTGGAGAAACAATGTTTGAACACGCAGACAACCTTGAAAGTATAGGTCTTGATAATAAATGCATATTTGGACTAACTCAGTATATTAGTGATTTTGATGGTGGAGCAATATATTACCCAAACGCTGGAATAGACTACAAGCCAGAAAAGGGAGATCTCTTAATACATCCTGGATCTGACATGTATACACATGGTACTGATCCAGTTATAGGTGACAGAGTAAGATATATAGTAGCTGGATTTGCTTCACTTCCAGAAGCTAAGGAAATGAGAATGAAAGATCAAATGTATGAAGGATATGATGCAATAAAAATGTCTAGCGCTGTAACTAATATTTTTGGAGAAAATGATTTGCCTTCTCAATTTGGGCAGACTCTTCCTTTTGAATACGGAGAAAAAAAATGACATGCTCATTTTGCGATAAATTTGCATATACTTCTATGATAGATAAAACTGGAATTAAATATTTTCTTTGTGAAAATCACGTAAAAAAAATAAAAACTCTTGACACTGAAGAAAACTAAATGTTACACTTAGTTTGGTTTGTGGGGGGCTTACACTGAAACTCAATATGTACCAGATGTGTAGCTTTCCTCCTTATCCCTTACATTGAAAACTTTTTTTCATTTGGGGGGTAAGGGGGGCTTTCCTAAAATCTAATATCCCCAGATATCACTATATAATATATGTTATATATAGTAAAGAAAAAGGCGGGAAAAAACTAAAATGAGAATGATTGTCACCATAACAGCAATAGCCTTAATTACCTGTATATGTGGGTTACTAATCCAAATATACGGGCCTATAGCTTAATCTGGTGAAAGCAATTGTCTTATATACAATCGACTTTGGGTTCAAATCCCAATAGGCCTACTGGGTTTCACGTGAAACAAGAGGGGTAGTTTATGTCAAAATATAATTCTTTTTATTTTCTTCATGTACCTAAAACAGGTGGAAGATTTTTAAGTAAATATATAATAGAGCCTGTAAAAAAACAATTATTTGAAAATGGCATAGAGATTCTAAAAAATCCTGAATTGCAATCAAACAAAAGAAATAGACATGTTGGGTGGAACTGGAATATAACTCCAGAAACATACATTATGTCTTGTTTTAGAGAGCCAGTAGAATGGGCATGTAGCTACTTCATACATATGATGTATATAGAATCTGGCGCATTGGATATGGACAATGAAGCAATAGTAATTAAAACTATAGATAAAGAATTTACTGGAAAAGATCTTATAGAATGGTTGACTGAAAATAAATTTTTACAAAATTATCAATCTAAAAACTATGTATTAGGTGCAGGGGAAAATTCTTCGATAAAGCATGAAATATTAATGAATGAAAAAATGCATTGGGAACTAGATACAAATTTTCTTTATAAAAGATTACAAAGAGTAAATTTATTATTTAGGCAGGGGGAACTTAAAGAAATGGACTCGTCTCTCCTTGTCGAAAAAATATCTCAAGACCTCAATATAAAAATTGATTACAGCCCTTTTGAAGACATAGATAAGGGTTACTACTCAAATAATGCTTCAAAACTCCTGTATGACTCTCTGAGCAATTTTGAGAAGGATTCTATAAGGAGTCTAATGTCCGTAGATGTTGATGTATATAACAATGATATGTTATTTTGGTCGACTAAGTGATATAATTTAACATATGGAAACAGCTTTCATAATTGGATGTATATCTGGCATTATATTAATGGGATTTGCCTTATTGGCATCCTTTAATGAATTTGATAATGATAGATGGAGAAATAAAGGATATTGATGTTCTATTTTTCGGTTCACTTCCGCCGCCGCACTTTTTCACTTATTAGGAGAAAAATATGATTAACATATCAGACACATATATAGAAGATAACATAGATGCTTTATATTTTAAAGATTTTCATAATCCAAGAATGGACTGGAATGATGTAATAAATTTTATATACGAACAAGCAGTAACTCCATCAAACTATAAACAAAATGATGAAGAAAAAAAAAGTCATTATGCTCAGCAAACTTATGGAAGCTTAAAGATTCAACCAGATCTTTATGTTGTTCCGCTGGCTAGAGATATTCATAAATTTTTTAACAGTGTACCGTTTTTAATGGAAAAGATAAACAATGACCCAAAAATAAATGAATGCAAATACTATGATGGCGACTACAATCAATTTCAATGTAATTGTGGTTCTCTTTGGCACATACAAGGACTAAGGTTTTCTTTAACTGATGTTGTTATAAATCATCACCAAGATCCTTGCGACGTTTTGGTATGGCAAATGGTTGGAAAATCATATTGGACCATAAACAAAAAAGACGAATATGTTTTGAGCCCAGGAGACTTACTTTATGTTAATAAAAATGCAACACATGGTATAAGACAAGATGGCCCAAGGTTAACTATGATAATCGATGCGATATGGCAAAAAACTGGATATGGAAAAGACCTTGTTAAAAATTAAATACTATCTTTATAGAATTAAAAAATTTTTTATTAGAGGGAAAAAAGACAAGAATAGGTTTATATATTAATGATAATTTTAGGCATTAACGAGACATCTCATGATGCATCAATATCTTTATTAAAAGACGGAGAAGTTCTATTTGCAGGACACGCAGAAAGATACAGTAAGAAAAAAAATGATTGGTACAACAATGAATATATCTACAAAGACATGCTTAACTATGGTACACCAACACATATAGCGTACTACGAGCACCCGCAATTAAAAAGATCCCGCATATTATTAAAAGGTGGAGCAGCAGAATGGAAACCAAATATTCCTATGGATCTTCCGATAAAATATTTTAATCATCATTATTCACACGCATGTGCTGGATACTATACTAGTAAATTTGACGATGCTGTTATTGTCGTCCTTGATGCAATTGGAGAATACAACACTTCCACTATTTGGGTCGGAGAAAAAGAAAAAATTAAATTGGTTAAAAAGTTTAATTATCCGTTCAGCTTTGGTTTATTTTATTCTGCTTTTACTGCATTAATAGGATTAACGCCTAACCAAGAAGAATATATTATGATGGGCATGGCTGCGTATGGGGACGCAAATAAGTATTTTAATAAAGTTAATGAATATTTCCCATCCATAAATCAACAAAAATATAATTTTCATCAAGGAATAAATGATTGGAATGAACACATAGGACAACAAGAACAATTTGATATTGCTGCTGCAGTTCAAAAAGTTTATGAATTAAGATTGATAGAGTTTATGAGATATGCTCAGGCAAAGACTGGAAAGTACAATCTTGTATTTATGGGCGGATGTGCATTAAATTGTTCAGCCAATACAAAACTTTGGGATATATTTAGTGATATTTGGATTATGCCAAACCCTGGAGATGCTGGAAGCTCTTTGGGTGCTGCCGCTGCTTTATATGGTAAACACATTAATTGGAAATCACCATACCTCGGATATAATTTAAAAGGTGATTATCCAGTTAGAGATATAATAACTGGATTGATTAGAGATAAGGTTGTTGCTGTTGCGTCAGGAAGAGCAGAGTATGGACCAAGAGCACTGGGTAATAGATCTATATTAGCGGACCCAAGAGATCCAAACATAAAAGACAAGGTTAACCTTATTAAAAAAAGAGAAATGTTTAGGCCTTTTGCCCCAGTAGTGTTAGAAGAACATGCAAACAAATGGTTCAAGATGGATTTTACAAGCCCATACATGCAGTATGCAGTGAAATGTTTGCAGCCAGATAAGATTCCATCTGTAGTTCATGAAGATGGAACCTCAAGAGTTCAAACAATAAATAGAGAGCAGCATCCTGGACTATATGATGTTTTGCAGAATTGGTATGCTATTACAGGAGTTCCAGTTCTACTAAACACTAGTTTAAATATAAAAGGACAACCTCTTTTAAATGATGAAAACGATATTAATTTGTGGGAAGAAACATATAAACAAAATATCGTTACGGGGTCTATACTATGACAACAGGATCAGATAAAATTATAGAGTTTCAAGAGATGCTTGTTGATAGAAAAAGTCTAAAAAGTATTAATTATATAAAAGTTGATAGAGAAAAATATATTCACGATCATGTTAACTCTTTAAATTATAGAGGTTTAGAATTTGACAACAATGAAATTTTAACATTAGGTTGCTCTCAGACTTGGGGGTATGCAATGGATTATGAATTTTTGTGGCCTACGTTAATAATGAATAGATTTAAAAAAAATGTTTCAAATATTGCAGTTCCAGGGGATTCATTGCAGGCGCAAATTATAAAAGCTTTTACATATTTTAAAGAAATAGGGAACCCTAAAATAATTATTGGAGTACTACCATTTGCAAGATTTGAGTTTCCATACATAAAAAACAAAATGATTTTTCAAACTATGCAGCCTCATGTACCAACAGAAAAAATGAAAAGTTCTTTTATTGCTAACGCTTATGTTCCTTATACGTTAGACAAATATGATACTAAAATTACTTATACTAAAACTCCACATATTTTGGATGAAATATTTACAATAGAAATGGCTATGTTCTATAACGATTCTTTTATTGCTATTTTAGAACAATATTGTAAAGCTAATGATATAAAAATTATATGGACATTCTGGGAAAATTTAAATCCTCCTATAAATAAATTGTTTATAAATTCTTATGATGGATATTTCCAAATTAATAGAAATATGCCACAATTTACTATGAGACAAATTAAAACGTTTAAGAGTGCTCCAGAATATAATCTTTCTGATTTTATGGGATTATGCAAAGATGATTACTTTTCATCTTTAATATATAAAAATATTAATCATGAATGTATTCTTTCTGCTAAAGATAAGAATCATTTTGGTATATTAGATCATATATTTATAGCAGACGCAATTTGTGACCAACTAAAAAATAGATTTGGAATTGAATAGCAAAAATCCCAACTAGAGGCGGATCTAGCTGGGACCTGCTGCACTTACGTGCTTAGTTCTAGGAGCTAAGCTCGACTAGCACTAATTCTTTTAATTATTTTTTTTATTAAATTTTCTTTTTTGTTACTGCATACAATGCATTGTGCATCTTTTGGACATTTGTGATGACTATGGTCATATGGGAAATATGGACCATACATTCGTCTTGCAAAATGTCTTGGCATAAAATAATTATATCACTTATTCAGTTTGAAGTAAATTATTTTCTTCTAGCTTATCATATACCGCAGCCATGTAATAAATCATTCCAGCATGAGCATCATTTATTGCCTTATCAACATCTTCTTCTGACATTCCGCTCATTGAAGCCATGTATCTATTTGTGCTTTCAAACACTTTTACCATAAGCTGTACGACAGACTCTTTATCTTTATTCATTTTCTTCTTCCGCTCTAAAAGCTGGGGAGGGACCCAGCAAAAAACCCTCTTTGTGATATTCTACCATTTTAGATATTTGAAGTCTAGAGTCATCATCTTTTGCTAAAAGATTTGCAACCATTGTTAGCATGTCGTAAACTCTATGCAACATTATGTAATTTACCATAGGTAAATTATCTTCTAAGTTATCAGACTTCTGATTGGTCATTTTTATTTTTCATGTCCTCTAATATTTCATCTATTGTATTTAGTCCACGAGTTTTTGCATTTTCCAAATAATCTTTTACTATTAGCAAAGCTCTTTCAGCAAGCAATAAACCAGGCATATGGACACAAGGTATATTTTTTGCAACCTTGGCCCTTAACTCTTCGTCAAATTCATTTTTTAGTGGCATTTATTAAACTTTCCATGTTTTTATATAGGTGAATTCCAATATACTTTTTATAATCGCAAGAAAGGCAATACAAGAATATTTTTTCTTCCGAGTCTTCGTTAGCAAAAAGAAGGCCTTGATCCAGTGGACAATCCATTCCTGGAACAAGACCCTCTTTTGCAAGAGCTAAATATCTAGACACTACTTGTATCTTAATACTTATCTCCTAACTACTTTGGAAATTGAATCATCAATTTCTTTGCTTTTGGTATAGAATTTGGCCACGACGACCAATCTACTCCGCCTTTAGTCATATAGTACGTTATCTCTGCGTTTATGACTGGATCAAATAAAAGTACATTTGACCTCAATTCGAATTTCTCTTTACGATCTGTGCCAAGAGTTCCCAGCATATTGATCTGAAAAATTCCGTAGGAACTGTCTCCAGTATTCCTGTTGCCATTGTATGCCATAGGGCGTCCGTTAGACTCCGCTTTAGCAATGGCCCACGCCATTTTAAGGGCGCTTCCTTCAAAACCAACAGATTTTAAAAGTTTTACCAACTCTTTATCTGTTAACATTTCCGAAGGTTTGTATACAGTATTGCTGAATTTTTCCAGCGTTTCTCTTTTCAGTTGTGCTTCTGTTTTAGTTTCAACCTTTGCAGGTAGAGCTTCGGCTGGCGGAACATTAATAACTGGCGTACCAGAAAATAAAAACATTAAACCAACCGCTATTGCAACATAATGATGTATAACATCACTAAGTTTTTCTTTCATATTCTCCATTGGCATTTCCTCCATTAGAGATAACGGACTATAATAATAACATTGTTTTATAGTACATGTCAAGTTAGTCGACTACAATTTTAAATTGTAGTTAACTAATAAAGTTATAATCATTTATGTTTATTAAGCATAAAAATGCTTCCCTTCTATAAAATTTTTTGGTAGAATTGGTATCTCAATTAAATTTTATTAACCGCAAGGCGGAGAAAAGGTGTTATATGTCATATTTAGAATCATTTAAGCTATCCTCAGATTACTTTGAAGAAAAGCCTATGCAGTTTGTAGAAGAGAGTCCATTTTCTTATATTATAAAAAATCCCTATGAAAACTTTATAGCTATATCAAGATACGCTAGATGGATACCTTCTGAATCACGTCGTGAAACATGGAAAGAATCAGTAGATAGATATTTTTCTTTTATGTTAAATCATTTAAAGGAAAAGTTTGATTATATTCCAGACCCTATAGTTTTATCAAATCTTAAAGATGCAGTATACTCAAGAAACGTTATGCCTTCAATGAGAGCAGTTATGACTTCTGGGCCAGCGTTGGAAAGAGATAATGCCGCAGGATACAACTGTTCATATTTGCCAGTAGATAGCATAAGGTCTTTTGATGAAACAATGTACATCCTTATGTGCGGAGCTGGAGTTGGATTCTCTGTTGAATATAAATACATTAATCAACTTCCCTCAGTTCCAGAATCTTTAGAAAAAATAAATGATGTAATTGTGGTAGAAGATTCCAAAACTGGATGGGCAAGTGCGTATAGATCTCTTTTAGAAAATTTATGGGACGGGAAAATTCCATCTATAGACATATCTAATGTTAGGCCAGCAGGAGCAAGACTTAAGACAATGGGAGGCAGATCTTCTGGGCCACAGCCTTTAGTTAACCTATTTGACTTTACTATTAAGATTTTTAAAAATGCTCTCGGAAGACAGCTAAAGCCAATAGAGTGTCATGACATAATGTGTAAAATTGGTGAGGTTGTAGTTGTTGGCGGAGTTAGAAGATCTGCTATGATATCTTTATCAAACATTAATGACATTGAAATGGCTCATGCAAAATCAGGAAATTGGTGGGAAAACAATTCTCAAAGAGCACTATCTAATAATTCAGTTGCTTATTCAAGAAAACCACCGATGGAACAATTTATTACGGAGTGGAAAAATTTATATGATTCAAAATCAGGTGAGCGTGGCATATACAATGTTGCAGCAGCTCAAAAGCAAGCAGCGTTATACGGAAGAGATCCAGAAATTCACTACGGAACTAACCCCTGCTCAGAAATTATCCTTAGACCTTATCAATTTTGTAATTTGTCCGAAGTTGTAATTCGTGAAGATGACAACGAAGAAACTGTTTCAAGAAAGGTACAGTTGGCATCCATTCTTGGCACATGGCAATCAACTCTTACAGACTTCCAATACCTAAGAGATATTTGGAAGCAAAATACAGAAGAAGAAAGACTTCTTGGAGTATCTTTAACTGGACAGTTTGGAAATGCAATTTTTTCAGGTAAGTCTAGAAATGCAAATGAATTTAATTGTGGAAAAGGATGTCTAGATCTCTGTAACAACGAAGAACACATTAAAGAAGATAATTATACAAGACTTGAGCACATGTTACAAAGACTAAGATCTAGAGCTAGAGAAGCTAATCAAATAGAAGCAAAGTCAATAGGTATTAATCCTTCTGCAGCTGTAACTTGCGTAAAGCCATCAGGAACAGTTTCTCAATTGACTGGAGTTTCTTCTGGCATGCACCCATGGCATTCAGAATATTATGTAAGAACTGTTCGTGGAGACAAAAAAGATCCTTTATCTAATTTCTTAAAAGACATAGGCATACCTTGTGAAGATGATTTTATGAATCCAAATAGTACTTATGTTTTTTCTTTTCCAGTTAAAGCTCCAGAAGAAGCAACTTTTAGAAAAGACTTGACAGCAATACAGCATCTAGAGTTATGGCTTTTGTACCAACGTGCCTGGTGTGAACATAAACCATCAATTACTGTGTCAGTACATGAAGATGAATGGATGGCAGTAGGCTCCTGGGTTTGGGAACACTTTGACGAAGTTTCAGGTATTTCATTTTTACCATATTCTGATCATTCATATAAGCAAGCTCCGTATCAAGAGGTTTCTAGAGAAGAGTATGATGAATTAGTTTTAAAGATGCCAAACAAAATTCGTTGGGATGACTTATCTTTTTATGAAACAGAAGACGGAACACTTGGCTCACAAACATTAGCATGCTCCTCAGATGGAAATTGCGAACTTGTAGATATTACCGCTTAGGGGTATAATTAATATTGGGTTAGCGCCCAAAATTCCTGGGTACAAGACCCAGAAATAAGGAGGTCTTTAATGAAAGAAGATCTTAATAATGATGGAAAGGTAACAATGCAAGAAAAAATTCTAGCAGCGTTAGCAAGCTATGGTCGTCACTTTTTAGGTGCCGCCATTGCACTATACATGACTGGTAATACAGACCCAGGAGATTTAATTAAGGGTGGTATAGCAGCATGCTTGCCAGTTATTTTAAAGGCATTAAATCCAAACGAACCAAGCTTTGGATTTACAAAGAAAGCATAATTTAATAGTTGATTAGGATTGCTCCTATGCTAAAATAAAGCATGGGAGTTTTCCTATTTTAGGGGTATTTTAATGGCTGCACAAAAAAATTTTGAAGTAGACCAAAACGCTACTTTTAACTTTGAGGTTCAATATCTTGATGAAGATGAGAGCCCTATACAGTTACATTTTCATACCGCAAAAATGCAAGTAAGAGATACACAGGGTGGAAAAAAAGTAGCTTTCACATTAACAGAGTCTGATGGAATAACAATTAGCCCTACAGAAGGAAAACTTTCAGTTTCTATATCAGCAGACAGAACAAATAAATTATTTTACCCAAAATCAGCATATGATTTAGTTTTAATTGATCCAAGTGTAAATAAGACAAGACTTTTAGAAGGATATATGACTTTAAATAGAGCGGTGACAATTTAATGGGAACTAGATTAATAGTAACCGAAGACAATCCATTAGTAGTTGTTAGAGCGTCTGGTGCTCCAGGCAGAACTATTATTAGTGGAGAAGGAAACCCCTCCAATATGCTGGGGGTTCCTGGAGACTTTTATTTTGATAAAAATACCACTAGGTTTTGGGGGCCTAAAGATTCTTCTACAAACACTTGGAATATATCCAGTAGCTTTATTTTAGACAAACAAATATCATTGACAGCCTCATGGGAAATGGCTCAATTAGTGTTAGATGGGGATGTTTATAAAATAGCAATATCTCATAATCTAGGCTTTCACCCAAACGTAACAGTTAAGTCTAGCTCTGGAGACATATTAGAAACAGGAATAGACTATAATAGTCTTAATACAATTACACTGATAATGGCACAGCCGTTTTCAGGGACAGCACATCTGTCTTAAAGGGAGTGAAAAATGGCAAGAAAATTTTTGGTTAGCATTGACCTAAATAAGAACGAACTACTCAATGCCAGAATCCAGAACTTAGGAACCGCACCAAGCAATCCAGTTACTGGTCAAATTTATTACAATTCAAACGATAATCTTTTATATTTTTGGAATGGAGCAGAATGGCTAACAGCCTCTGGTGATTTTGGAGATAGTAATTATACAACTAGAATAAAATTTGGAGATTCTGTAAGTCATGGATCTTCTCCTTATGTTGCACATGCTGATCACAAGCATGATGTTGCCGATATTCTTGGTACAACAAATCAAATTACTGTTACAAAAGCTGTAAATGGAGATGCAACCCTTTCTCTTCCATCACAACTTAATGTTACAAACATAGACGCTGCTACATTAGATACAACTGGTAATGTAGATATTGGCGGAACTTTAGAAGTTACAGGTGGAACTACATTAAGTGGTTCTGCAAACTTAAATAGTACATTACATGTTGATGGCGCAACAGAATTACAGTCAACATTAGATGTTGATGGCGCAACAACATTAAATAATACACTTACAGTTTCTGGCAATACATTATTAAATGGCAATGTTGATGTAGCGTCAGGCACTTTAGACGTTGGCGGAGCCGTAAAGTTTGATTCTACTTTAGAAGTAGACGGATCATCACAGTTTGATGGTGCCGTAACAGCAAATTCTACTTCTACTGTTAATGGAGTATTCACAGCTAATTCAACATCAACATTTAATGATGATGTTCAAATAAATGGAAACTTAGATTTAAATGGGAACTCAGATGTTTCTGGAACATTAGATGTTGCAGGAGCAGCAGACTTTGCAAACACATTAGACGTAACTGGTGCAGCCACATTCAATTCGTCTATTGTTGTTGACGGCACTGCCACATTTAATGGTGAAGTTACTGCAGTATCCAATCTTGAGGTAACAGGATCTACTGACTTAAATGGTGGATTAGACGTTACTGGAGATACAACAATAGGTGGAAACCTACAGGTTAATGGAAGCTTGAATGTAACAGGCTCTATCAATTCTGTAAATACTACTCAAGTTAATATATCAGATAATGTAATTAATTTGAATAGCGACATGCCACACACTCAGGCTCCCTCTGTAGATGCAGGCATAAAGGTTCATAGAGGCACAGAAAACGATGTACAGATCCTTTGGAACGAAACATCTGATCAGTGGACATTATCAAATGATGGAACAAACTATCATGAGATAACAAGAAAATATAAAGAAACACTTAGCACATCAGCTACAACATATACAGTAACACACAACCTCGGCACAAAAGATGTTGTTGTTCAAATTTATGAGGTTGCTTCTCCATATGCCCAAATAGAAGCAGATGTTGAACATACTTCAACATCGGCGGTAACTATTAAATTTGCTGTAGCGCCTTCAGCTGGAGAGTATAGAGTAGTAGTAATCGGATAGGGGTTTAATAGTGGCTCGTAAATTTAAATCATTATTAAACCTACTAACATTACAAGAAGATCCTGTATCTGGTAATGCTGGCGATGTATTTTTTAATACAAACGAAAAAGCATTAAAGATACATAATGGAATTGATTGGGTTATACTTTCACAAAATACTGATCCGTCGCCATTTTATATGCACACTCATAGTTATGACGGAGATGTACATACAGTTAATCTACAAGACACAATAACTTTCACAGAAATTAATAATAATCAGTCTGTTAACGAAACAATTCCTGCTATAATTGGATTTGATGGCGGAGAACCAAATTCAATATATAGTGATCCAAATTTCGCAGATTTGACATTACTAGACGGAGGCGAAATTGGCAACTAATTTTCCAGAAAATTTAGATAACTTTACAAATCCACAAAACACAGATTCAATGGCTGGACACGCAGCACTACACGGAAATGTAAATGATGCACTTGAAGCCATACAAGCAAAAGTTGGTATAGACGGATCAAACAATCCAAGTTCATTAGACTATAAAATATCAACCATAGAGTCTCAGTTGCTTGATTTAGATAATCAATCTGACACTACATTGCAGCTTTTAGGCCTTGACGGAAATAATGACCTTACAATAACTGGTATAGAAAATAAGACTGCTATAGACAGTTGGTCCGCAAGCCTTTACAGAACAATTAAATACAGTGTACAAATAACAAAGGGTAGCGAATATGTTAGTTCTGACTACCTGCTATTAAATGATGGAGCTGACATCAATGTATCAGAATCCAACATCATATCAAATACTTCAAATGATTTAGCTAATATCACATTTGAAGTAAATTCAGGTATAATTAGTTTATGCGTAACCCCCACAACTTCGGCTGTCACAGCCAGATTTGTGCGGACTGCGCTTAAAGCTTAAATAAGGGGGTTGTCAGAGTGGCAACAGTAAATAAAAATTTTAGAGTAAAGAATGGCCTGGTAGTTGAAGGAAGTACCGCTACCGTAAATGGCGAAAATATATTAACACAAGGTGCTGGCGATAATTATATTATTAACCTTATTGGTGGCACAGCAACCTCCGCAAATGAAGCTAACAAAGTTGTTAAGCGTGATGGATCTGGTAATTTTTCAGCTGGAACAATTACAGCAGATTTAACTGGTAATGTAACAGGTACAGTTTCAGATATTTCAAATCACGATACTGGTGATTTGGCAGAAGGCACAAACCTATACTATACCGCAGCACGTGCCAAGGAAGAAGCAGCTAACCTTCTTGTAAATGCAACAAAAACAAACATTCAAATTTCTAAAGATGGATCTAATAACCTTACAATTACTGCTGAAAATGGCGTAGCAGATTCAAACACAGATCAATTAGCAGAAGGTTCAACAAATCTTTATTTCACTAATACAAGAGCTCGTCAAGCAATTTCTGGCGGAACAGGAATCAGCTATGACTCAAATACAGGCGTAGTATCAGTAGACAACACAATAGCTACTAAATCTTATGCAGATCAAGCGGAATCAGATGCAATTTCTTCAGCAAACTCATACACAGATGGAGAAATTTCAACAGCTCTTACAACAGCTCAAGGATATGCAAGCGATGCACAATCTAACGCACAAACATTTGCTACAAATGCAATAAATGGATTAGACACAGACGATATTGAAGAAGGATCATCTAATCTTTACTTCACAAATGGTCGTGCAAGAAATGCAGTATCTGCAGGAACTGGAATAACATATAATGCCGCAGACGGAATTATTAACGTATCTGCAAATACATATGATGCATATGGCGCAGCTTCAACAGCAGAAGGAAACGCTGCCTCTTATACAGACAGTGCAATAAATGCCTTAGACACAGATGACATTGAAGAGGGTGCATCCAATCTTTACTACACAGACACTCGTGCTCGTGGATCAGTAAATGCTGGTAACGGTTTATCATATAATTCAGGAACTGGTGAATTCTCAATTGATACAACAGTTACTGCTGATAAGACATGGGTAAGTCAGCAAATATCTGATTTAGTAGATGGTGCCCCAGCACTTCTTGATACATTAAATGAAATTGCAGCAGCAATTAATGATGATGCAAATTACTTTACTACAGTAGCAAACAGCATTGCAACTAAGCTAGCAACAGCTGGCGGAACAATGACTGGCGCTCTGGTACTACATGCAGATCCAGTAAATGCTCTTGAGGCAGCTACAAAGCAGTATGTAGATCAAGCAGAATCTGATGCAGTTGCTTCAGCAAATTCTTATACAGACGGAGCAATACTTGCTGGTAATGCAGTAGCAGAACCAGTATATGCAGCAATTGACTTTAATGGGGTGGCAAAGAATGTTGCCGCTACTGTTTCAGTACCAACTGCTACTACAGTAACTGCATATGAATGGAATCACAATGGTTTCAGAAGCGGTAAGTTTACTGTAAAGGTTGCAAGTGGAACACATACAGAGTTATCTGAGGTTCTTGTAACAGCTGATACCAGCGACAATTTACATATTACAGAATATGGCGTTGTCGGAACAAATGGTTCTTTGTCAACAATTACAGCGGATCATAACAATAGCAAGTTTAGAATTAGAGTGACAACTCTAAATAATAACAGCACTGTAACAATTGCTGGAACATTAATAGCATAACAACTAAATAATTAAATTGGTGGGGGCATAAAATCCCCCACCTAAAAATTCGGGGGATATTGAACTCGTGGCAACAACAAACAGAGATTTTAAGGTTAAGAATAATTTAGTCGTCCAATCTGGTAATATTACCTTGGGCTCAGTACCCCTAGCATTTAATTCAGAAAATAATAAATTAAGAATTCAAGTTAATGGTCAATGGATAGACATATCAGATTCAAATGATATGGGCTTCAACGATATTGGCTTGGCAATTGATTATAATGGATTACCAATATATTCTGTTGGTGAAACGGGGATTATCACTGAGGCTACTAAATTTGCCGACGGCGGATCCCCAAGCAGTTCATCATTTGCTCTCACATTTGATTCAGGAGTAATTTCCTAGTAAAATAAGCAAGTGGTATAATTCTAATATAGGGGATAAAATAAAATGGCAACAGTAAGAATTCAGCTTAGAAGAGGAACTTCAAGTCAATGGGATGGAGCAAATCCAACATTGGCAGCAGGCGAAATTGGTATTGAAACAGATACCAATACATTTAAATTTGGTGATGGCGTAACAGCATGGAATGACTTAAGTTATGCTCTATCAGACACAGTAGACGATTATATTCCGCTAGCTCTTAAGGGAGTAGCAAACGGAGTTGCAGAACTAGACGGTTCTGGAAAAGTACCCTATTCACAAATCCCAAGCATTGATGAATTGTCACAAGATGCGGTAAACGCAGCACTTATCGCTGGAACTGGTATCACAAAAGTATATAATGACGGATCAAATACTATCACAGTTGCCGTTGATACATCCGTTATTGCTACTAAAGCAGAACTAGCAGAAGTTTCTCAAGACTCTATTAACGACGCACTTGTCGCAGGCACAGGTCTTAATAAAACATACGATGACGTAAACAATTTAATTACAATTGATGTTGACACAACAGAAATTGCAACAAGACTTTACGCTCAAAATGTTGTTAGTGATCATAATGATACAACTTTAAACGTACACGGTATTGCAAACACAGCACAACTTGCAACGCAAACATATGCAAATAATGCTGCTGCATCTGCACAGTCAAATGCAGAAACTTATGCAGATGGCTTAATAACAAATTTAATAAATGGAGCTCCAGCTGCACTAAATACTCTTAACGAATTAGCAATAGCATTAGGAAACGATGATAATTTTGCCAATGTTGTTATGAATGATTTATCTTATAAAGCACCATCAGAGTCCCCAACATTTACTGGAAACGTTTCTTTGCCAGCAACGACAAGTATAGGAACTTTGGATTCTGCAAAAATAGGATATCTTACAGATATTACTTCTCCATTACAGGAACAACTAGACTTAAAAGCCCCTCTAGAATCCCCAACGTTTACTGGAACAGTTACAATGCCAGGGTCAACACATATCGGTTCTGTTTCTGATACAGAGATTGGATACCTAAACGGAGTTACATCGTCTGTACAAGGTCAAATCGACAGCAAGCTAAACACAACAGACGCAGCAAGCACATATGCTCCTCTAGAATCCCCAACGTTTACTGGAACAGTAATGCTTCCAGGAAGTACAGCAATAGGAGATGTTGGTGCTACAGAGATTGGATACCTAAACGGAGTTACGTCTTCGGTTCAAAACCAAATTGACTTAAAAGCCCCTCTAGAATCCCCAACGTTTACTGGAACAGTTACATTACCAAATGCTACTGTAACAAATTCAATGATTGCAGATCTTACAATTGCAACAGGAAAAATTGCCGATACAGCAATTACTGCAGACAAACTCGGAGCGGATGCAGTAACAACTGAAAAAATTATTAATTCTGCAGTAACTGAAGCAAAAATAGCTGATAGTGCAGTTACATCAGGAAAGATTGCAAATGGAACAATTGTAAATGCAGACATTAATGATGCAGCAGCAATTGATTGGACTAAGTTAGCAGTTTCTTCAACAGTTTCTGCAACAGAACTTGGTTATGTTGATGGAGTAACCTCATCAATTCAAACACAATTAGATGCCAAGGCACCTACTGCTTCACCTACATTTACTGGTACAGTATCTGGAATCACTAAGTCAATGGTCGGTTTAGGTAACGTTGACAACACATCTGACGCTAACAAGCCAGTTTCAACTGCAACCCAAGCAGCTTTAGACCTCAAAGCAGACCTTTCCTCACCAACATTTACTGGTACCGTTGTTCTTCCAAATACAACATCAGTTGGAACAGTTTCTAGTACAGAAATTGGGTATCTAGATGGAGTAACATCATCAATTCAGACACAAATTGATACTAAAGCTGCATCTACAGATGTTTCTGCACATACATCGGCAACAACTTCAGTTCATGGAATTTCAGATACAGCACAACTAGCATATAAAAATGCTGCTGATCAAACATTTACTGGAAATCTAGAAGTTGATGGCAACATGACTGTTGATGGGAACCTAACTGTCAACGGTACAACATTTAATGCAAGTGCAACAACAATTACAATTGAAGACAATTTGGTTCAGTTAGCTCATCAAAATGCAGCTAACACAGTAGACCTTGGTATTGTTGTAGCATATAATGATGGAACAGCAAAGCATGCTGGTATAGTCAGAGATGTTTCTGCTAATAAGTGGAAGCTTTTTGAGGGCGTAACAGATGAACCTTCTACCACTGTTAATTTTGCTCAGGGAACTTTAGATGATTTAGAAGTTGCTGATATTACAGCATCTTCTGCAACAATTGGAAATGTTTCTAATACAGAATTGCAATATTTAGATGGAGTAACCTCATCAATTCAAACACAATTAGATGCCAAGGCACCTACTGCTTCACCTACATTTACTGGTACAGTATCTGGAATCACTAAGTCAATGGTCGGTTTAGGTAACGTTGATAATACCTCTGACGCTAATAAGCCAGTATCAACTGCAACGCAGACAGCGTTGGACTTAAAAGCAAACCTTGCTTCCCCAACCTTTACAGGTACAGTTACCGTAGCGGCATCTGGAATCGCATTTACAGATGGTACACAAACAAAAGAGGGTGTTCCGTCAAGAACCACTGTTGATTCAAAAACAGCAGATTATACATTAGTATTGACAGATAGAGATAAGATGATTGAAGTAAATTCTTCAAGCGCATTAACAATTTCTATACCAACAGATGCATCTGTAAATTTCCCAATCGGAACTTCTATAGATCTTCTAAGAGTAGGAAGTGGCGCAGTAACAATTGCTGCAGCTACCCCAGCAACTACAACATTAAATCATACTCCAGGAAATAAGCTTAGAGCACAATGGTCTTCAGCAACATTGTTTAAGAGAGCAGCAAATACTTGGGTATTGATGGGTGATTTAACAGCTTAATAAAATAGGAGAAAATAATGGCAATTAACAAAAGAAAAGGCATAAAGTCTTCAGCACAAGATAACTTCTTAGAGCCGAATCCAGTAGAAAATTTTATTGCTACAGATATTGGAACAAATAGGCCGTTTAATAATGGCGCTGCCTCCCTATCTTGGACTTTGCCAGCAGCTTCTCCTCCAGCTACTCTTTATACAATTACATCAACTCCTGCAACAACTACTCAAACTACAGCAAGCACATCTCTGACTTTTACAGGGTTATTGTCTGATACAGATTATACTTTTACTATAGTAGCTTCTAATAATGCTGGATCTTCAGCTGCAAGAAATTCAAATACAGTTAGAATAACTACTGTACCAGCAGCGCCATCTCCAACTGTAAATTCTGGACCTCATGGTGGAGCAATTCCTTCAGGAAACGACAGAGTTACCTGGAACCCACCATCAACTGGCGGTAAAGCAATTTCATCATATAGAGTTAATTCAAGCTTGCGTGGATTACTAAGTTCAAGTGCTACTTCTCCATTTGATACAGCAGATCCGACATTACCAGATGCAACTGCAGATGAAAGTTATACAGTTTTTGCATCAAATGCTAATGGAGAATCAGCTGCAGGAACAACAGCAGCAATTCAAACATTTACCCCACCACACTTCCCACCGTTCTTCCCACCGTTCTTCCCACCATTCTTCCCACCGTTCTTCCCACCACACTTCCCACCGTTCTTCCCACCGTTCTTCCCACCATT